GCGGATACAACGTCCGCTTCCGCTATGGCTGCCAGCTGACTGATCTTGAGATTGGCCATAGCAAAGCCTCCGTGTGTACAGTTTAAGCCGCTTCAAGCTCCAAGCTGCCTGAGCTTTGCTCCAGCAGAATTTCGTCTTCGGACTCCTGCAGAAGTAGCGCATCGGCTACGTCGCCGTAACGAATTGCGATCAGTCCGGTCGTTGCAAATTCAATCGTGGATCGAACTGGCTCTGAAGGCTCAAAGGACATCGCCACGTTTGTGACGACGGCGTTAATTAAGTAGTACAGAGATTCCGTTGGGTTGCCGCTTACGCCTCCAGCAGGGGCACTGTCTGCGGTTTTTAGTACCAGGGCTGCCTTAAACGTGCTACCTAGTTGCTGACGCAGGATTAACTGGTGGAAGTACATCGAATTTTCGACGTCTCCCGCACCTGCGCTGTAATCCCACAGGCACTCAATGCTGCCACTGCCGCTGATTAGCGTCCCTATTTGTGCGGAGTAGGCGTCACCTAGTGCAGTGACGTCTGCAGAATTTCTGTTAGTGCTAAGTGTGTACGAGAGGATTTGACCTAGATCGCGGTAGCCGTCACCTAGTAGTTCAAATGTTGCTGTGTAGGGGCTTGCTGGATCGGCAAGTAAAAATGCTTCGTTGGGGTCATTATTGATGGACTTTTTCCAGGTGTTGTAAAGGCGGATTCCGCCCAAAGTATCTACGTTGACGTAAGCACTTACAGAATTTTGTGTGTAGCCGCTAATGAAATCAAGCGCGGTACTGCTTGTTATAGAAATTCTGTCGCCAGTTGTGAATACGTTGGAGCCGAAGTCGAGTTCCAGTCGACTGGCGGAAACGTTTACAGCGTTATCGTTGATTACTGAATCGAAGGAACGCCCGGATAGTCGGCGTAGTTTGATGAGTCCACCATTGCCGAGATAGATGCCAGACATTAGGAGGCTCCCATCGTGGCTTCGGTCAGCAGCCCTGTCACAACAAAGTCTACGGAAACCTCCACAACTTCACCGCTACTGGCGCTGATCGAGGCAGAGTTGATCAGCACATTGGCCTGGATAGCGCGGGCTGAGGTCAGCTGCAACTTCAAAACATGCGTCGTTGTGCTGGGCAGTGACGTTGTGCGGATCGTGTTAGCCAGCAGCGGCTGCATCGCCAGTGCTCCAGTGCTGTCTTGGTAGTACAGGACAGTGCAACTGCCGCTCCAGCCTTGGCGGCCGAAGACGTAGGTGCGGGCGTAGTCGCCTGTGGTAGTTGTCTCTAGTGTTTCGGCAGTGGCGTTAAGGGTCCAGCTGCGGACTTTTGCAACTTGAGTGCCGTTGATCAACAACGCACCGTCAATTCCAGTGAAGTAGCGGGCTGCCATTAGAACACAGCCACCAGCTCGACGGACACACTAACAATACCGGGACTTGGATAAGTTACGGATGGTGTGGTGGAGTAGCGCCAGCTGGTAAGGGCGGGCTGGATGTTGTTGTAAACGCTTAAACCCGCGTAGACCTGTGCGGGAAGGGAGAAAAGTTCAAACGGACCACGGGCAAGTTCGTAGTGGTCTGTGATCAGTTTCGCGTTTGCTTCTGTGAGATTTTCAAACTGCAGTACCAGCGTGGTATTTACGGGTGTGGTGCCGTGCAAGATGCGAACTTCTTTTCCGTTTAGCGAGCTGAAGCGTGAGGATGGTGGGACGCCAGGAGTCCAAGCACGAGTTGTGGGTGCCAGGCTTGGGAAGTTGGCGATGGCCACAGACTTGTCCTCCTTTAATCTTCAGTGTAACTGGCTGTGAGGATGTCAGCAATGATCGTGCTTTTTCCTTCTTCGTTTATTGGGAAATGTGTTGCCGTAACTTCTACTTCACCTGTAGTTACTTCAGTGATCGTGTCAATTTGGTAAAAATACGATTCACCACCTGCTGTATCTAGAGCGTCTGCATAGTTCCAGTCAATCTTGATGATGTCCAGAGGTGTCAGATTTAAGACATCTACAGTTGTAGAAAATCTCACTGTATGGGTAATGTGTTTACGGCTTGCAAGGATATATTTACCAATAAGTGCTGCGTGTGCTTCGGAAACACAGAAGTTATACATGTCGTACGACTCAAACGGACCATCCGGGGCTTCACCGGAATAGCGCACTTCCAGCATGTTGCCAATGACGTCCGTAGAAGATTGATTGCGCCATTCCAGCAAAGCACAAATACTTTTACGCTCAGTAAATGGAATATATGTTCGGCTATAGCTACCTTCTGTGATGTCGTCCATGTCAAATGTGTGGACAGCTGTAATTACGCCATCGTTAAAGCTACCGTTTCCGTTGACTGGCAGAACAGGTTTGAAAGAGTATTTTCCGTCTACGGTCAGACTGCGCAGCAAGAAAAAGGGTGATGTTTCTTCAAAAAAAGTCTTTAAGTTTGTTGCTGCAGTAAGTGCTCCGTTGAAGTACATTGAGTGATAATTTGTAAATGTAGCGGCAGCCGTAAAGTCAGCAGTGTTGATTAGCCCCACGGGCACATCTGCCTGCTGAAGTAAGTAGTAAGCGAGGTCTAAAAAGTTGCTGCTACTAGCCGTGCTTGTAGTGAGAAGGTTGTAGACCTGAATACCATTGCGGACCAAGCAGCGTAGTGAATCTTGAGAAAGTGCAGAAACAGCATTGGCCTCTGCGGATGCTTCTGTTGTAATAGTGGCTGTGAGCGTTGAACCGCCCGGGAAACTACCTCCGCTAGGATGACTAATAATGATTTGAACATCTACCGCCTCATAATAAGTGCGCGTGTAATTGAGAGAAGAAACCGATACAGTGGCTGTAGCTGACGTACCATCCGCTAATACTCCATCTACGTAAATATCGTACGCAAACTGCTGACTGACAATCCCACTAAGTACACGTAGATTGTCAATGTCAAGTTTTGTAATACCATTTTTTGTTATAGTTACTTGCGTTACTACGCTCGAAGAGAAGTTATCAATACTTGAAGTGCTATAACCGGCTGTGCCAACAAAGGAACCTTTTACAGCAAGACACGTCAGACCTGCAAATGTACCGCCGGAACCTGGTGTACGCGGTTCACCTGAATATGCCAGGCTATCTTCTGGTGTTGCAGCAACCAGTTTTTGAACAACAAAACGGCTGTAAAGTGTCGTGCCAGCGGGTGCTGCGCTAGGAATAATAGTAAGGACTAAAGTTTTTAAACTTGTGAATGTAGTGGTGTAGTTAAGAGATGAAACAGTGCTGGCTCCACTGGTGGCGATAGTCACGCCGTCGGCAGTCAACGTGTAACTGAATTGTTGCGATACACTTGATGATGGTGTGAATACCCGAAGGTTTTCGATAGAAATATAGGTGGCATTTGTTTGTGTTAAAGTATAAGGAGAAGTAGTGACAGCTGTGGCAACGTAAAAATCTACATTTTTTAGAACTTCCGCAGAAATTGTGTAGTTAAAACCAGCTGTTGGGATACTGCCGTACGCCGTAGTTGCTGCGCTATTTGGTATGTCGGATAGAAGTATTTGCCCTTTATAAATGTCGGCTGTAGTAATAGCACCTAGTTGGCCTTCACTAATTACGTATGCAGTAGAACTATCTGTGCCAAGAGCTGAGTTGTACTGTGAGCCGTACCGGATGCCATAAGGGTAAAGCCAGACACCGCCTACACCACTAATCTGTTTGGCAAATACAATCGGAATCGGAAGACCGATTTCAACGTATTTTTGTGCGTTGAGAAATGCGTCGTCTGGTGAACGAGATTGTTTAATTGCTCCGAGTTCGTCTCTGGAGACAGATACCGCAATCGCTGATGTTGGATTTTTGGATGGGACTGTCATTAGCGTTTACACCAGCGGAGGTGTTCCAACGAGAGCGGTTGTAAATTTACGGGGTGGTGCTTGGGCTTCCCTGGCATCAAGTGGGGAACCAAGTGTCAGCGTTAGGACAGTCTGATCAAGACTAGCGCCGATGATTTGGCCTGTATAGCCAGCGATAGCGGTTTTGCTGGCGGGCAGTGTATCGCCAGGTGCCAGCGTGAATTTGTAAAGCGTGACGGTGGCTAAGTAACCATCCTCGATTCCCGTCTCCGCTAGCGCCACTGTGGTGGCGTTCATCGGTAAACGTATGTCCAGATCTGTCTGCATACTGTTGCGGGCAGAAATCAAAGACCCAACATCAAACGGATAAAAAGTGTAGGTATCAACTGTTTGATCGGGCCAAAAACTTTGCCACTTGTACACACTTGTGCCGTTTGCAGTTGTGATTTGTAGATAAGTAGCTAGGGCTGTTGTCATCGCAGAATACCAACGCTCCTACGGGCTTCCGGGTCGTTTTTCAGCCTGGAGAGTGCCAGTGCAGCACCTTGCTTTGCGGCGGAGCTTGTCGCAGACATTAGATCGCCTTGGGAAACGTAGTTTTGATCGCCCATGCGCATCACCGGACCAGTCGTAATGCTGACTTGCGGATTGATTCCTGCAGAACCAGCGCCGCCAGCACTGCTAGGACCGAAGCGCTCCATGGCAGAGGATACGCGACTGGAACTGCTACCAGCTCCTGGCATGTAGAAGCCTAGATCGCTAATTTCAGCTTGGGCTTGCTGGCGGCGTTGGCCGGCTTGGATGCGGTTATACCGTTCAGCCAGTGCCAAGAATTCTTCAAAGGCTCTGTTGTAGTCGCGTTGCTTGCCGGCGACAGTGCCAGTTTGGGCGTCTAGTTGCTTAAGACGTTCATACCAGGCGTTAGCAAATTCGAGGTTTTTACCCGCTTCGCCAAATGCAATCAGCGCCGGAGTTGATGCTGTTCCAGTGCCTGTGGCTTGCTGGAGTGCGGCTGCTGTGCGCTCGGCAGCGGCTGCGGTACCTTCCATGCTGGCTTTGAGATTTGCAGCATTAACAGAAGCGTTGTATACCGCATCTGCTGCACGTAATTGAGCGTCGGCAACACGAAGCGTAGTTGCGTAGTTATCTTTTGCAATTCGGAGAGCGGATTCTTGAGCACGCAGTGCTTCGATGTGATCAATCGTTAGGACTTTTTGTGCACGTGCCAAAGCGACTACGGACTGGAGTTCCCTGTATTTGACTTCCGCCATGGACAGGGCGATGCGCTGACGTTCTACTTCTGCGCGTATTTGTGTACGAGTTGACTCAAGCGTTATACGCGCATTTTCGATTTCAATTTCTCGAATAGCATCCAAAATATCAATACGCTGACCTTCAGTTTTGGCCTGAGCCAGTTTGTTTTGAAGACTTTCAATTTCAATGTTGTTTATTTGTAATGCTGTTTGTGTTAAAGCGTCACTTACTTGTAGGCGATTGTTAAGAGCATTGGTGGCCTCATTTGCGGCACGATTGAAAGCCTCAGTTTGGCGTGCTGCGTCAGCAGCGTAGGCAGCTACTTTTTGTACAGTAATAGCCCGTTGTTCTTCAAGTCTATTTCTTTCGATAAGAGCCTTTGAAACTACAAGTTGGGCATCAGCATCTTCTTTAGCTAGTTGAGCTGTTTCTCGCGTTATACCTATATTGCGCTGAGCTATTGCCTCTTGAGCAATAATGTTGTTCAACTCTACTTCTTTTAATGCTGTAAGGTCTCCAGCGGCACGTAAAGCCTCTTTATCAGCTTCAGCAGCCCTGGCCATTACACTAGCACGGTCTGCTTCCGCTACAGCTTCACGCACACTTGCGTCTGCACGTAATTTTGTCATTTCAGCTTCATTTCGTGCACTTTCTTGTTGTGTAGAGGCTATTTCGTTTACTTTATTAGACATAGCGCCGTATATAGCGTATGTTTCGTTTAGTGATGTACTAAATTTTAGTTGTGTTTGATAACCCTTAAGACGACTATTTGCACTACTTTCCTCTAGACGGGTAGAGTTTTGCCCCGATTCGAGAAGAGCTTGGGATAGTTTTAAATCTTGTTGGCGAATTTGTTCTTTACGGTTAATTGCCCCGAGTTCTGCCGTTGCTGTAGCACGAATTACATCTAGGGTTTGCTCCAGTTCCAAGCGTTCCCGTTTACGGAGTGCCTCGCGCTCCACGAGCCTTTGATTAAGTTTGAATTCAACTTGGATCTGTTTTTCAAGTACAGCTAACTGCGTATCGTCAACACCACCGAACTCTTTACGTGCAGCACGTAGATCTGCATCTCTCTTAGCAACTAAAGAGTTGATCTGTTTTTGGCGATCCAGTTCGTTATTCTGTATTTGGGCTGCTGCCGTTGTACCTCTATTCATCCGTTTGTCTATCCGTTCTTGTTTGCCCATTAGGACAAGATTGTACATACGATTATCTGTTTCTTCCTCTAAAGCAGCTTTACGCTTTTCTACGCCTTCATTTACTCCACTAGGCATAGCATTTGATAGTTGCTTAAGTAAAGGAATAATAGGTAATAATGGTGCAAGGCCTGTTTCTAAGATTGGACCTACTTTGGCGAAAAGACTTAGTAGTGTATTTGCACCTTGTGCAGCCAAGGTCACAACATTCAATACCGCTGTTAAACCGTCTAGTAACGGTTGCCCTATGATTCCGGCTGTCGTCGAGACCGCGCTAGTAAAGCGATCCCACGCAGTAAATAGCTTTTGGGTGCTAGCAGTAACGCCAGAAATGGCCTGCGTGCTTGCGCCAGTCTGAGCTGCTACTTCAGCGGCAAGTGTGGCGCGGGCTTTGTCGATTTGACCCGCTTCGAGTAGACGGCGTACTGTGGTATCAAGCTCTGCGTTAACGACGATAAAACTATCGCGCAAATCATTAGTGCTGATTGCGTTGATGGCGTCGCCTACTTCTTTTACTTTTACAACGGCGGCGTCTAATTGTTGCCCCACGGCAGATAGGCCGATGCTGAGGGCCATGCCGGCCATGCCGCCCATAGCACCACCAATAAAACCTCCGGCTGCGCCACCCAGAACGGCGCCGGGGCCGCCGCCGAACAGCATCGGGAAGCCGCCACCCAAAATGGCGTCCATGACGCCTGGGGCTTGAAGACCCGTAGGTTTTTTTGTTGGTGGACGAGCTGGTCCTTGTACACCGAAGCCGGCGTCGGCAACCCCTTTGGCGACGCCGCCACCACTAAGTTGCATGAGCCCGCGCTCAGCGAGTTTTCTGCGTAGACGCTCCTGTTGTATAAGCTGCGCGTTTAATTGTTGGGCTTCGGCACGAGCGGCTCTAGAAGCTTGGCTTTCTGCGATATTGGCTTCTACATTTGCGCGAATTGCATTTGTAGCCGCGTTACGTGTGTTTATTTCTGCCTGAATAAGTTTGTTTTGTCGGTCTCTCGCTACATTCGAATTGTTTAAAGCGGTTACATAGTTACTGATTGCACGTTGTTCTTGTACAGAGCCAATAGCAACTTTTTGGAGTGACCGTTCGGCAAGTTGTAGTTGAGCGGAAAAACGCTCGATGGTTCTGTTTGGTGCGCCCATACGGGCGGCTGCTTCATTTACTTCATCAATCTTGCGGGCAGTACCTTCTAATTGTTTTTGAATACGCGCCAGATCTTGGAAGCCGCGTACGTTAATTAAAATATCGGCTTGGTAAGCCACGCTGGCCGGACGGACTTCTGTTTAGCAGTCTATCCCGTTAGAAAGCCGCCGGGTTAGCGGCGGCCGCGCTTGGCTTTTTCGTAGGCAGCTTGCTCTTCGTCCGACTGGATCTTGAAGTAGGTGAACCAGCCCAAGAGTTCGGTGTCTGTCATCCGGTTGCGCAGGTCGCTCAACGTTAGGCTGAGCTTTTCGGCAACGAAAAACTGGATGCGCAGGTAACCGTCCTTTTTAAGCTCCTCTTCAAGCGCTTTTGGTGTCCAACTCCTCCGAATCATCGGTCAAGACGGCCAGCATCAATACCTGGAGATCCTTATCCTTGACTTCGTTTTTGAGGACGTCGATTTCGGCGGCACTGAACAGCTTGGCTCCGGTCTCGTCGCAGGCTTTTTGCAGCAACAGCTGGAGGGCGAAGGCGGTGGCGTCCTCGGACTTGGCTTGCTTCTGGGCGCGTTCGCGCTCAGCCATGGTCAGAGGAGTGACCCACATTTCGAAAGTGGAGCCGTCGCTGAGTTCCACTTCTTTTTTGGTGGGCTCCAGGTTTGCTGCCTTGCGGAGACGGTCGATTGCACGAAGCGCGGCAGGCATAAAAAACTGCTACTTAAGACAGAAGTAGTGTAGCGCAATAGAAATAAAAAGCCCCAGCCGGCGAGGGCTGGGGCGCGGTGTGCTGAACTGGCTGAGTAGCAGCCTATCAGGACTTCGACAGGTCGAAGGTGGGGGCGGCGCTGGGGCGGAAGGCGATTTCCACGCTCTGGCCGTCGTCCGGGTTCACGGTCAGGCTGGCCGAGGTCAGAATCACAGGCACCGTGATGCTGCGGCTGGTGGTGTCGTTCACCGAGCCAGAAGCAACAATGCGGTCGATGTAGAGCTTCATCGTCGCGCCAGCCTGGGTTGCCTGGATGACGTCCTCGATCATCCGGCTGGACAGGTTGGTGTCGTCGTCGGTGGTGTACACCGTGGCAGAACCAGAGCCGTCGGCGAAGCCAGTGATATAGCTGCGGAAGGGGGCGTACTGACCGGCTTCCTGACCGATGGTTGTGACGTCAATTTCGCTTCGTGTGATTTCGAAGCTCCACTCGCGCACAGAGCCCACAGCTGCGGGGGCGGTGTACGCAATGCTGGCGAAGTTTGCGCCAAAGCCGCTGGGTGCTGCAGTTGCGGTAACGGCCACGCCGCCAGCGGTGGCGCTAAGAGTCATGATGCCGGTTGCGGCGTTGTACGTCTTGACGAAGTACGGACCAGCGGGAATTGCGTTGGTGGTCGTGGCGCCTACGGGGTAGGTCAGGGTCACAGGGTCATTGACCTTGAAGCCCAAGTAGGAGCCGACGGTGATGTTGGCGCCAGTAGAAGGGAAGGCGCCAGCAGTCAGAGTGGTGACGGAGGTGCCGGCAGGGGTGTAATACAGGGCGCCGGAAGTGCCCGAGAGAACGGTGGCCATTGGTTGTACCGAATGGATGGGACAGTGACGCGGGCACAGCCCGGCTTAATACAGGTTAGCTCCAGTGCAGTTGGGGATTAAGAGATAACTTGTGCTTGGAATCCTGCCTCGATTCGTGAAATAAAGAAGGGTGTAAATGCGCGACGGGATTGTTGATCTGGAGTAGTGCCACCGAAGTCAGGGCTGAAGGCCGGGCCGTCGATGGATCCAGTGCGGACGTAGACGCCGGACGCCGGTTTTGGTGTGGCGTTGATGGTCTGAAGGGCGGTGGTGGCGACGTTGATTAGCGTCTGGTTGCGGGCAGGACCACGGCCTTTTGGGGTGTACGTGCGAATAACAATCACGCCGCGCACCATGTCCAAACTTGTCGTCAGCGTACTTTCGGTTGTAAGGCCGAATTGGATATTGATGTCGACGAATTCTTCGGCGCTGTCGGCACCATCGTTCATTACGTTGTCAAAGTAGACCGGGACTGCTGGTGACAGGCTGTTATACGCCGTCAAAAGCGGAGTCTCGAATACGGCGCGGATGGCTTGGTAGTTCATCGTGTCTGCATGGCAACTTGGATTGCCTTATCAATAGCACCGGCTTTCAGATAAATACTGAACCAGTCCAATGGGGCGGTTCTGCGGTTACCGCCTTGTCCGGTCAGTAGACCACGGATACCTTTTTGACGTTTGCCGGTTTTGTCGACAGGTTTGATTGGATCTGTTCCTGGATTGATGAACGTGCCAGGCTCCATGTCAGTGGCAACTCCTGCATAGGAAGCAAAGTTGCTGATGGTGAATACAACTTTGTTTTTTGTCAGTAAAGATCGCGTTACTTGTTGGCCAGTAAGCACTGGGACAGTGATTGGGACAGGGCGGCCGGCTGCTCCAGTGCCTCCTTTGATGCCTGTAGGGGATGCGATTTGCCAAGAATTTGAGAATTGGCCCGTCCAAGCGGGGCCACGTTCTTGTAAATCACGCACAATTTTTTCGGCGGCACGCTTCGGGCCGTTATAAACCGTTGTCGCAGCAACGCGATCCAATTCTTTGGCTAAGTTCCAGAGTCCATTGCGGGCCATTATTGGGGCCTCAATAGGATCGTGTGGACAACTGGATTTTCGCCGCGGGATGTTTTGCAGCTGATGATGCGGCCCGTGCGGGTTTTGCTGTTTTCGCTGTACTGGATGCGGTCGCGGATGCTTGGTGAATACGCTCCAAGTTCGGCGTTGCCGATGATGACCTTTAGGTCATTGGTCTGATAAAACGATTCGAATTCTTCTGGGCGGGCTTGGAAAATTAGGGCGCGAACCGTAAGGCTGGTGTCGGCTCCAGAAACTTCACCCGTTGTGGTGTTATAGGTCGGGGCGGTGTTGGCCTTGAGGTAGGTCACGTTTTGGCCCCAGTCAGCTAAAAGCTGGGCAGGGATTGCGGCGAATGTGGAGTCGACGAGGCTCATAATTAACCCCTAAAGACGCGCAGTTGGTAACCGCCCGAGCCGCCTGCGCAGTAGGCGCCAAGGTAGGACTGGAGCCAGGGGTAGACGTCGAAGATGTTGTTGATGGGATTGTCAACCTTGTCGTCCTTGTAGCGGACTTTGAGATCGCCCAATGTGACCTCTTGGTACAGCTCGTTGGGGTCGCTTTCGGTGTTGGTGATTGCGTCGGTGTCGTTGGCGAGAGCCCGGGCTAGTTCATACGTTGCGTACTTAATGTCGTTCGGGATAACGCTGCAGCTCAGCGAGATATTGTCGACGTCGTAGTTGGTGCGCGGCCATTTCAATGCTTGGCCGGCGTCGCAGCGGTCGCCGTAGAAATTCAGCGTGTCGATCCAGCGCGTTGCGGAGATCAAGGCGCGGTTTTTCT